TCGTACACACATTGTACAAACCTACCCAATCGCGTAGTATCGGACAATCCCAAGAAGGTTTACAGGGTGGATGCCAATGAGAAATGCAAGAAGGGGTACTACAAGGTCATGATGTTCGTGTCTCCTGGACGACCCACAAACTATATCCGTCAAGGGGACTTTCACTTTTACAAACAACACGGTGTGGTTGAATACAAAATCAAGAAGGGTGACACCGTGGTCTCTGTAGCTAAGTTCTTCAAGGTTCCTATGACAAGGGTCAAGAATGCTGGTTCATTCAAGGTGGGTAATCGTATCGTCTTCAAGGCGAATGTATTCAGTCACAAGAGGGGTTGGGCAACTGGCCCCCTCTTGACAGATGCTAAGGGTAAGTCTATCACAGACCCTCGTAAGGCTTCCCGTGACTATCCAGGTCTCAACTATGAGAAGTACTGTAGTTCATTCTGCGTCAAGAACCGTGGGATCAAAGTCGGTAAGACTCACCCCAAGGTCGGCAAGAATACTGTCTAGGTCTGGTTGATTTTCAACATCGAAAGTGATGTCAAAGAGGTCTAACACATCGAATATCGATTCTTCGTTCAAGGACACAGAGTTTGAAGCTGCTGTGTAATTGTTTTGAATCGTGACGACAATCTTAAATTGGGAAGTATCAAAAACTTTCCTACACGTGGGGCACGTATTCTTACCTTGTTCTTTCCATCTCTGTAGACAGTGGGAATGAAACACATGTCCACAACGAATCGGAGGATTTGACCTCGTCGATTTGACTTCATTGAGACATATGGCACATGTCGACATTCTATAGGATGGTTTTAAAGTTTTTTCCGTGATTTCGCTCACCTAGTAGATATCGGAAACCTTGATGAGAGGCTTGTCACAAGTCTTGCAGTTCTCCTTACCCTGTTCCTCCTGTACCTTGGTAAGAAGACCGGGACCCTGCTTCTGGAGAAGCTGCCTGTACGAGTAGTTGTCCTCGAACGTGATGTCATTCTGCTTCATCACGTAGTTGTTGAAAAGTTGGGCTGAAGAATTGATGGTGAAACACCGACCGTCGGCCATACCAAGTCGCTGCGACATTTTGTTAATATTACATCAGAAATTAATTTGTCTATTGTGGATGGTTCGCATCCAGGATTCAAATCCCTTCTCTCTGAGCTTTTCGATGAATGGTTCACATTTGTATCCCAAGAAAATGTCAAACACATCCGTCTCCTCTGTCCTCGACACCCGAATATCGGGTCTCTCATTGATGTGCTGGTTGATGATGTTGTAGGCGAAAGCAATCTCCTTGAGGGTCTCAGCACCTGTGATGATGATCTTACCCGTACTGAAGATGCTACAGGTAATCTCTTTCATATCCTCTGCGGGTTTGAACTTAATCTTTACAGCGGAGTACCTGTCAGGTTCGAAGGAGACTTTGAAGATGTCGTGGTAGTCCTCAAACCAATCTGCCACTTTCATGAGGTTGATGTTGTAGTTGAGGCTGAAGTTCGAGTTAATCATAACGACACGGAAGGCGTCCGAAGAGACTTTGATGTCGAGTCCCAAAAACATCTTGAAGATGTACATGAGTTGGGTGATGATACGTTTACAATCAAAGAGGTCGCAGCAGCCAGCAACCTGAATTGAGCCATTGGGAAACACCTTGACCGACTTGGTGCTGTAAGTGTCATGGTACGTAAGGGTCACTTGATTGTAGAATGTTGTGGGTTTCAACTTCCATTCGAACCCCTCTGTCGAAGAACCCTCCCTCTTCAAACGATACGACCCAATACTTTCGAATGTTTCACGGAGCTTTTTAATATCAATCTGCTGGATAAAGCTCGAAACCATAGTGATTGTCGTAATCTTGACCCACGAGGGTCTAGTCTCATCTGGAAGACCTTTTCGTATCTCATCGAGAGTGAGTAGATACGAAAAGCTGTTATTTGCAATTGATGAGTACATATCTGGACATGATTTTTACAATGTGGATGGCTCACTTAGGTGTTTAAAGAAGACGGTCGTCTCCTGACTACATGACCTCTTTCATCAAATCCGCCAAGCATGTTCATGATATTGAGGTAGACCTCTCTTACATCGAGATTGTGTATGAGCGCTACGTACCTGGTAAGGGGTACGACACATACACGGATTATATCAACGGTAAACCCCTCGGAGATTGGAACATCATCAACTCTGAGAAGCAGTCCATTCCATATGAAAAGTTTCTAGATGCGATGGTCACCAAGACCCTTGAGGTGCGTCAACGTATGGCTGAACTCACCCTCGAGAACATCCTCACGTATGACCAACCTCTAAGGGTCTATGTACGCCTTGCAAACGCGATGAAAATCCTTGATCCTACATTTCAACCACCCCGCATAAATATGGAGAGTGCTTGGCAAGTGGAATGCATCAAAAATATGTGTACACCCGAAGCTATTTCAGAGTGTACCAAGAAGTCTCGCCTCGAATATTTCTTCAACGTCGTGCGTACAATAGAGCTAGAACAATGACAAATACGGCAACAAGAATCCAACGCCATGGAATGCTTCGGTTAGAGACACCAACCTTCACAATTTCCTTCTTTTCACCACAAGTGAAGCCTGCGTCAATGTTTCTACGGGGGTGAACATCCCTCTCAAGCCTATGGGGCTCCTCCTCCTTCGCACAGAGACCAGTCTCACAAAAGACACTTTTTTCAGCAGCAGGAATACCTGTGCTTGGCGTAACTTCTTGAAAATCATCAAAACCCCCAGTCTGTCGCACACCCCCTGGAAGGGAAAAGTCGTGTGTGACAAATGGGTTTACGTCATTGATGGCATCTTCGTCGTTGAGCATGTGTACGCTCATCGTTGTTACTACTACTTCAGATTATATTTTTTGTCGTGCATCTTGTATCGGTGTTCCTCCCACATCTTATCTAGGTCTACATTCAACATGTGCGCAAGTTGGAAGAGATAACTGAAAACATCCCCCATCTCCATCATGACGTCTGTGCCACGTTCCTTCTTGAGGTTTGTCTTTTTGAATGTTCTCTTGTACTGACGAATAGCGGATGCGAGTTCCCCAAACTCTTCTGTCAGGAGGAGCCATACAGTATCCACTGCAGCCCTGTCCCAACCCTTGGATTTACATACTTTCTCAGTTTCGTGCTTGTAATAGTTCAAGCTCATGACTTACATCATCTTAGGCTCCAATCTTTAATTGATTCCGATTTTATCATTGAAATCTATCTTTTTGCCGACAGTACTGGTATTGGCGGGACGATCAAGGAGTGTACGAGTGCTGTCGATGTCCTCGGCGTAAGCGATGTACTGAGAGACACCAGTCTGAATTTGAGAGAGCGCCGTCTCAATGACACGACCGTTCAACATCTGAACCTGCTCCTTAACCCGTGTGTGGTGATCACCGGCATTATTGATGAAGACCATGCGCATGATACCGTAGAGGTCGTCGGGGTTTTGGTAGTCGATAGCGATACCAGTCCTGTTCTTGAAACTCTGACGGATGCCACGCTGGAGAAGATTTTTGTTGAAATCCGAAAAAAAGAGAGTGTTCAGGGGAGTTTCACACTGCTGGATAGAATCAAGGTGGAGAGAATCACTCATTTAATATAGCACCCGAAAAAAAATTATATGTCTATAGTAAATGCTTAACTTTGCTGACTTTGCTGACTTCAACGAAGTATATGCCAACAAGCCCAACAATGTTGAGGAGATTCCCTGCAAGCCTCCAGCCTGCTTCGTCGGCTCTTACGCCCCTGTCGCTAAGGCTGGTGAGGAGGGTCCCTTCTTCGTCAACACCTACCTTCTCCAACCTAACCGTAAGTTCGAGGTTTTCGGAACCGTTCCCGTGAGGAGCAAGGATCTGGAGTGCAAGAAATAAGTTAAAAATAAAAGTGGAACTTTAGATATATGAGGGTCATTAAACGCTCAGGTCGTATTGAGGATATGAAGTTTGACAATGTCACCAATAGGATCAAGAATTTAACGTATGGACTCTCTGAGAAGTGTGATTCCACCAAAGTTGCGCAACAGGTTTTTTCGTCTCTGTACGACAACATCACAACCCAAGAAATTGATACCCTCTCTGCCGAGATTTGTGTAGGAATGATTACGTCTGACCCTGATTATGAGACATTGGCGACACGTATTGTTGCCAGTAACATCCAGAAGGTCTGTCCCAACAACTTTCATCTCGCGATGCGTAAGCTTCACAAGACCGGTATCATCACTGATGAAGTTGTCGAGGTTGCCCAAAAGGTCAAGGGTAACATTGACCCTGACCGTGACTTTGAATTTGGCTACTTTGGTCTGAAGACGATGGAGAAGAGTTACCTTCAACGCCTGGATGGAAAGTTGGTGGAGACCCCACAATACATGTTCATGCGTGTATCTATCGGTATCCATGGAACTGATATTCCATCGGTGATTGAAACCTACGATAAGATGTCTCAAGGCTACTTCATCCACGCCACACCAACCCTCTTCAATGCTGGAACACCCCGACCTCAGATGTCTTCATGCTTCCTCATCGCGGGTAAGGAAGATTCCATCAATGGAATCTATGGAACTCTCACAGAGTGTGCGCAAATCAGCAAATGGGCTGGTGGTATCGGGATGCATATCCACAATATCCGAGCCAACAAGTCCCGCATTCGAGGCACGAATGGTCAATCCGATGGTATCATCCCAATGCTTAGAGTCTTCAACGCTACGGCGCGCTATGTGAACCAGGCTGGTCGTCGTAAGGGTTCCATCGCCGTGTACCTAGAGCCATGGCACGCGGATATCATGGACTTCCTTGAATTGCGCCTCAACCAGGGTGACGAGGAGGCTCGCTGTAGAGACCTCTTCTCTGCCCTTTGGATTCCTGACCTTTTCATGAAGAGGGTTGAAGAGGGTGGTAACTGGTCTCTCTTCTGCCCCGACAAGGCTCCAGGTCTCTCGGATTGCTATGGTGAGGAGTTTGAGGCTCTCTACACTAAGTATGAAGAGGAGGGTCGTGCCAACTCCACCGTTCCCGCTGCTGATGTGTGGAAGGCGATTCTCAAGTCTCAAACTGAGACTGGTACACCCTACATGCTCTACAAGGATGCGTGCAACTCCAAGTCGAACCAAAAGAATTTGGGCGTCATCAAGAGTTCCAACTTATGCACAGAAATCCTGGAGTACACCGACAAGGATGAGACATCCGTATGCAATCTGGGTTCTATCGCTCTCCCCAAGTATGTGAACAAGGAGACAAAGTCTTTCGACTACGATAAGCTCCACGAAGCCACAAAGATTGTCACGAAGAACTTGAACCGTGTCATCGACCGCAACTTCTACCCTGTGGAGACTGCGCGTCGCTCGAACATGAAGCATCGCCCCATTGGTCTCGGTGTTCAGGGTCTTGCTGATGTATTCATCCTATGTGGTCTTCCCTTCGATTGTGAAGAGTCTCGTCTCATGAACGCACACATCTTCGAGACGATGTACCACGCTGCCCTCGAGGCCTCCTCTGAGTTGGCTGAGGTTGAGGGTTCCTATGAGAGTTTTGGGGATTCACCAGCCTCTAAGGGTATCCTCCAACCTGATATGTGGGAGGGTGACACCAAGTTTAGTGGTCGCTACAACTGGGATGAGATGCGTGAGCGTGTGAAGACGAAGGGTCTCCGAAACAGTCTCCTGATGGCACCTATGCCCACCGCCTCCACTGCCCAGATTTTGGGTAACAATGAGTGCTTTGAGCCATACACCACGAACATCTACCTCCGACGTACCCTCGCTGGTGAGTTTGTTGTGGTCAACAAGCATCTCGTGGAAGACCTGAAGAAGGTGGGTCTCTGGTCTAAGGAGATGAAAGACTTGATGGTGAAGGCTGGTGGTTCTATCCAAAACATTGTGGACATACCCGATGATATCAAGAAGTTGTACAAGACTGTATGGGAAATCAGTCAGAAGTGTATCATCGATATGGCTGCAGACCGCGGGCGTTTCATCGACCAGTCTCAATCCATGAACCTCTTCATGGAGAGTCCCACGATGTCCAAGCTTTCATCGATGCACATGTACGCATGGAAGTCTGGTCTGAAGACTGGTATGTATTACCTGCGCTCCAAGGCGAAGGCTCGACCAATCCAGTTTAGTCTTGAACCAGATTGTGTGGCGTGTTCGGCTTAAAGTTTTCAGTGGATAACTACTCAGAAACCATGGACAAAGCTCTCGAAACCCTTCAAATCAATGAGTACAATAACAGAAAAATTGTCCTCTCTACCAAGCAGGGTACGCCCATGCGTATCCAGTTCCCCCGTATGTACATGCCTTTCGGTGTGTCTGGGTTTACACCCGAGGTGGGTCCAACAAAGTACAACATCGACTTCGCCATCAAGGGGTATGACGAAGAAGGAAGTTACATGAAGAAATTCTACGAGTCTGTGAAGAAACTCGAGGACAAAATCATCGATGCTGTCGTCGAGCAAAGTGAGGCCATCTTCGGAAGTCAGATGTCGAAGGAGGAACTTCTCCCGATGTTCAACTCGAATGTCAAGGAATCTCCCGACCGTGAGCCAAAGTTTCGGGTAAAGGCTGATACAGACTTGGATGACCTTTTGAGGGCATCCGTCTATGACGCGGATAAAAACCCTATCCGTGAGCAGGTTTCGAATGGTCTCTACGCAAGAAATTCGGGACATGCCATCGTTGAACTTGGCAGTGTGTACTTCTTGAACAGAAAGTTCGGGTGTACGTGGAAATTACATCAGCTCGTCGTCTATGAGCCTCAGAATCTCAAGGGATTTCAATTTAAGATTTAGTCGTATTCAAAAGTAAAATGCTATAAATAGCCTGAGCTTCCTTCAGAAGTTTACCATCCACCCTGGTAAACTTCTTAGGGTTCATACCTAATTTGATTTTAGCCATCTTCACAGAATCTTCCCACTTGGAGAGAGACATGCTTACTTATTATCCTTGATTATTTTTTTGTAAGTCTTCGTATCCTTGGAGGGTACCAGACAGAACATACCCTTCTTAGCAGACTTCTCCTTCGCCAGGTCAACGAACGCCTTGAACTTGGGGTTCTTCTTCAGGGACTTCTTCGCCGCCTTGCTCGCCGCCTTGGAAATGATGCGACCATCCTTCATCACCAAATCCTTCTTCTCGAGACCACCCGAGGTCTTGTCAGCAGTACCATGGAAAACTTCAGCGCGGGAACCAGTGATCATCTTTACTCTATGCTTTGAAAATTTTCTTGATGTCCAAAATTGAAATCTTGTCACTCGTCCTGTTTACGGGGATTTGATTTTCGATTCGCTCATCATTGAGTACCTTCGAACACACGATGGACTTGTGACCTTGGAGAGCCAGAATCTCTTCTTCGACACTCACAAAACGCGGACACTCCTTGTAGATGAGCTTTTTCACATAGACGGGTTTGGTCTGACCTGTTCGATGCGCCCTACC